TTCATCAAAATTATCAAGATATTCGTCATCATCAAAATCCATATCAAAAGTGGCTTCTTCTTCAAGATCATCTAATTTTTCTTTTAATAATGATTTTTCTTTTTTATTAAGATTAGAGAAAGAATAATTTTCATTATAATAATTAAGAGAGAATTTATCAGATTCAGTAATTTTATATTGTTTATTAACTTCAGAAATATCGCCAAATCTGGAATAATAATTAAGAGATTCTTCTTTATCTTCATTTAAAGCTTCTGCAAATTCAGTATTTTCATCAGCAACATCATTTTTATCATTTAAATCTTCAAGATTTTGTGGATTATTAGATTCTTCAAAGAAGTCAATAGCATCAACCATAAGTTGATTATTTTGAGTTTCAAGATAGAATTCGGAGGTGTAAAGAATTTGTGAGAAGTGGTTGATATGTTTATTAAATTTAGTTTTATCGATATTATGAGAATTAAAGAGTATAGAGATAAGATGAATGATAAAATGGATAAGATTTTCGTTAGTATTTTTGTTATTAAATTCGAAAAGTCTAATAATTTCGTCAAGAATGTAGTTAAGGATAAGATTGGAAGATTTATCGTGTTTAATAAAGAAATAAGCATCATAAGCGGATTTTTTGTCAGGTTGGATAGTTAGATTAGAGAAGTTCATAAAGATAGAGATATCATTAATATGTTTAAGGAAAATTTTAATTTTATCATTATTTTTATTAGAGATATTAATATCTTGATCTTTAAATTTAGCGAAATAATTATGATAACTTAAATCGAGTGGATTATTAAGAACTTCATCGAAAGTAGATTTATTAGAATCTAAATTTTTATTAGGGACAAAATTTTTTTCTTCAAGGAGTTTATCATATTTGAGGATATTAAATTTATGATGGATTCTATAGATGTATTTTTTAAGTTCATTGCCTAATTTTTTGAGTAAATTAAATCTGGAACCGCAAATTTTATTAGAAAATTTGGTAAGATTAAGATTATTAGTAAATTTAGTTAATAAATCGGAAGTTAAGCCGATAGTTTCAGGATAGATATCAGATAAAATAATTTTTTCTCTAGGGAAACCGAAAAGTAGGAATAAATTTTTGATAGAATAAATAATTTTAAATTTGATTTTAGATTTAAAATTAGTAATATAATCTTTATTGGTTTCACGATATCCTAATAAATATTTTTCATACAAATCATAAAATATTTCATAAGAAGCGGATTTAACTTTATAATTTAATAATAATACATCTTTTTTATAATAATTATGATTTTCAATAATTCTAATAGTTTTATCATCTTCAAATAATTCTAATTTTTCTTTATTTTGGTTTTTAAGTTCATTACCTAAATGGTCATAAGAGAAGACATATTTATTTTTTTTAAGATGATGAATATCAATAATTTCTCCAGTAATTTTTTGAATGATATCAAGAAGTTTATTGATGGTATTTTCGATATTATTATCATATTTATTAAATTTGTATATAATTTTTTGAAGAATTTCTTTAGTTTCGGATAATTTTTTATCATTATTAATATTAGATTTTTGTATGATATCATTAATATATTTATTATTATTGATAATATTAGTAGAAATAGTTTCGTATAAAGTTTTAAGTTCTTTATCATTTAATTTAATAGTTTCGCCATAGACATATTTACATAATTTACAAATTTTAAATTCTTGATTATCTTTTACAGAATAATTATATTGATGTATTTTTCCATTTTTACAATATTTTAAAGCTAATTTTCTGAAATAATTATATAAATATTTTTCTGAAATAAATTTAGTACTATCTTTAATATATTTATCAGGATTAGCTTCTTCTTTACAATGAATACATTTAAGAATTTTGCCATCAGGTTTAAAATTATGGAAAGTGCCATTAATACAGTTAGTAAGATTAGAAAGAATATTTAAAGGTAGAACTTTTTTAGTGTCATCAATTCTGAATCTAGGGAGAGTATAATTTTTAACTTTATTATTATAGATATTATCAAGATGGAAATCAGAGAATATGTTATTATCGGGAGTGATATTAAATTTATTAGTTTCAATAAGTCCAGAAAAAGAATTATCTTTAATAGTTTCAGATAAATACATTTTATCTAATTTTTTAATAAGATTAGAATCTTTGTATAAATCTAATTTTAGATAATATTTAGTGGTAATAATTTCATAAAGATAAATTTTATCTGATTTAGTTTGTTGAATATCCAAAGTTAGAACAGAATTCATAATTTCGACGAGAGTATGAATAATAGATTTTTGGACGAGTGGATTAAATTTCTTTTTTTCGGAAACATTAGAAATATTAGAAGATTCTGCGATATTAGTACTAATAGTATCAATCCAAATATTATATTTAGTAAGGAAACAAGAAATAAGGAACATAATATAACATAAAATAGGATAATTTTTGAGAGGTTCTTTATCGTGAGATTTATTAATAATAATATTAAGATTATCAAAGAGAGTATAACCTACTTTTCTAAAAATAGCATATGAACATATTTTATCATTTTTAAGAGTTTCAATTTGCATGTCATTAAGTTCAAGTAATAAAATAAATATTATATAAGCGAGAACATTATTATATTTATAAATTTTGTAAAAATCTTTTTCTTTAGAGGAATAAATGAAAACATCATTAGTAAGTGTAAAAATAAATAAAGAGGAAAGAGTTCTATTAATACCGTATAATTCAGAAATTTTATTTTTAACAAGTTCATTATATTTATTTTTAGCGAGATATTTATTATTATTAAGAATAAGATCTAAACTATCTTTAACTAAAGCTTTTCTTCTAGATCTAATAGAGGAAGTGGAACCAGTTAAAGATTGGATATCGAGTACGGTAGCGATTCTTTCAATAATTTTTTCAATATTTCTGATAGAAGTTCTATAATTTTCGTATTCGGGCATTTCGTCAAGATTGATGTCAATAGAAATGGAGAGAGTGACAAATGAGTGAGTTTTATCGTCAAAATGACCTTCGACTTGATATTTTTTGATGTCGATAGGTTGTTTACAAGATTTACAGATAAAAGAGTCATCGATACCGATTTCAATATAATTTTGGATGAATTCATAAATGAAAGTATTAAAGAGAGAATAATTTTCTTTTTGGATGATAGCTAATTTTTGCCAACTAATAGTATGTTGACAGATTGCATTAATAAAATTATCATCAGAATAGTCAAAAGTTTCAAAATCCATATTTTTAAGTTTAATATTTTCAGAATTTTCAGAATTTTCAGAATTTTTTTTAATAACTTGATTAGAAATTTTGATTACAGAAATGGGTGGTTCTTTTTTAGGAATGCTTAATGGTAAATTATAAATTTTACCATATAAACCGGTAAATTCATCTTCCATATTGTCATATTTACTATCTAAATAAAGAGATTTAAGTTGATACATCATAAATTCAAGTTCATTAATTTCGTTAGAGAATTGTTTATTATTAATATCATTAAATTTATGTTTAATATTATTAAGGATATCAACATAATTAGAGAGAGAGTTATTAGAAGAAGATTTAAAGAAGTCTTTAATTTTGGAGAGAATAGTTTCAAGAGTGAAATCATAAAGATAAGAGGCGGTAATTTTAATAATTTCATTTTTGGGCATTTTATCGGAGATGTCATAATATGGTATTTTATAATTTTGTTTATCAAGATCAAAAAGCCAGAAATAATTTTTATCAAGATTAGTGGATCGTTTGCCCATTAATTTGGATTCGATTTTTTGGTCAATAAGAACTTTAATAGCTTTAAGAGGATCAGGATAATTTTTGGTGATATTTTCCATATTAGCCATATTTACACATTGAATATTATCTTTATTTGAAAGAATAGCAAAACCGACGATATTAACGATAAGATTTTCACTAATAATTCTAGTTTGTAAGACTTTATTTTTTTCAAAGTTTTCAGTATTAAAAGAGGCATTACGAATACTTTCGTGAGATTTATCACTCATAAAAACGAAACCGTGTTTTTTAAATTCTTTAAAGGAGATATAAGGATAAATACGAAGATTTAATAATTCTTTAAAATTATCAAGATTTAAATCTTTTAATTCTTTTAAATTTTTAGTTTTAGAAATAATTTTTATATCTTCATATTCGTTAATAGCTACAGCATTTCTAGCTTTATGTTCTTTATCAAAAATATCTATTTTAGAATTATTATCAGAAGAATTATATAAATTAGAAACATTATTAATTTTATTGATAATATATTTAATTTTGGTGTCTTGTTTTTTTTTCATAATAGAATCTTCTTTAGTATCTGATATTTTTTTTTCATAGGTTTCTTCATTTTTATGATATAATAAGAAGTCATCAACAATGGGGACAATAATGTGTGAATCAAAAAGTTTTTGAATTTTAGAATCGTGATCAGTAAAAAATTTTTTAGTTTCTAAAAGAGAATTTTCATAATCTTCATTAACAAGTTTAAAAATTCTATCAGGTAAATTAGTATTAATAAAAGTAGGATCTAAAATTTTTTCAATAATATCATAATCAATAAACATACTTTTAGGGATAATAACATCAATAAAAATAAATTCACCGTTAGAATTTTCAGTAGTTTCAATTAAATTAAAAAGTTCTTTTTTTTCAGATGGTTTAAATAAATGGAATAAAATAAAAATTTTAATAATAGAATGTTTGATTAAATTTTCATTTAAATCTTTTCTATTAATTAAATTTACAATTTGCATAATTTTTTGATTTTTATCTTCTTCTTTATTATCTTCTTTATTATCTTCTTTATTATCTTCTTTATTATCTTCTTTATTATCTTTATCTTTATTATTAAATTCAAAAATAAAAGTTTGGAAATCTTTAGAGAAAGAGTTAAGAATATTAAAAGAAGTTTTATCTGAAGCTAATTTATGAGAATAATCATAAAGTTCATTAATAAGTTTAACAGATTTAAAGATATTTGAGTTAGTGTCAGAATTAAAGAAGTTATCAATTTTTAGATTAAAAGAGTGTTGATTACGTGAAAATTCGATAATATTATTAATAAAAAGTTCAGATTTAGATTTATAAAGTAAACCGATAAAAATAAAAATATAATAACAGGTAAATTTGGCAGTAATATTTTTTACGATAGAAATATTATTAGATTTTGAGACAAATTTTTTTATTTTATCTTCATCTATTATGGAGGTTAATAATAAATCAATAGATTCATTAATTTCTTTTTGAAATTTAGTAAAATTAGGTTCATTAATTAAAAGATTAAAATCAATTAAATTTGGTGGTTTTGATTTTAAAATCCACTCTCTAAAAACTACTTCAATTGTATTGTTTATAATATCAACAATTTCATTTATAAACATTTTAATATACTATATAATAATATTATATTAATAAAATTTTATTACAAAAAACCAAATATTATTTTTTATTCACTTTATTTTTATTTTCTTCATTTTTATTTTTTTCATTTTTATTTTTACTATCTTTTTTATTTTTAGTATCTTCATTATTTTTAGTATCTTCATTATTTTTACTTAATTTAGAAATATTAGTTAAAACATGATTGAAAAAATCGATAGATTTATCACAAGCTTTAATAATTTCATCAATAACATCAATATTTTTATCAGACATTGCTTCAATAAATATATTTTTTTGAGCGAATTCTGGTTTATTTACACCACTAAATAATATTTTATCACTATTTTGTAAATAATAATTTATTGGTCCTCCACAAGTATGATCTTCATTATCTATTAATAATCCGATTGTTTCATTTTTATTATTATTAGTTTTTATTAATTTAGCATTATCTTTACCCATATACATATTATTCTTTATATTTTCCTTTATATTCTCTAATTTTTGTATTAATATTCTTATTCCCCTCATTATTATTTCATATTCTGACATTTGTCCACTTGATTCTATCATAAATTCATAGTGATTTTCAGATATTTCTTTATAATAACAATGCGCAGAATTAAAAATAGCGTGATTTTCACCAATTGATAAAACTGCTTTCATATTACATTCAAATTCTTCTCCACTTCTTAATTCTATAATAGGAATAGGAAATTCAGAACTATACATTTTATTAACATCAATAAATTCACTATCTATACTTATTTTAATATCTTTTGTTGTTAAATCCAAAATAGGACTTGTAGTATCATTTTTCCCTTTAATAAAATATTCTATATTAATATTATCTTCAGGATGTTTAATTCTATTAGGATCTTTAAAATTAACATCTTTCCAATAAATTAAATCTAAATTATCAATATTATGATTAATATTATAGATAGGTAATTGGGAAAGATATAGACGCATTTCATCATTATCAAAAACTGAATTATTTCTGGTGATATTAATTTTTTGATGATGGAATGCGTAAGTAGGTATTTCTTTACAACATACTTTACGGATGGAATTCATAGTTTGATAACATATATCTTTATGATTTTTGAATTCTAAAGTTAATTTAGAAGAACCAAATTTATCCTTATTATAATGTTTTTGAGTGATAATCATATTATATAATATATATATAATATATTATATTTTTATCAATTTTTTTTGTTATTAAGAAATAATTATAAAAATAAGATTAAAATATAATATATATAAATATAAATATAAATAATGAGTAATATTCCGCCAAATATTTTATATTACAGTTCAAATTGTAAAGCTTGTATATTTTTTATAAATACATCTAAAAGTTTTAATATATTAAAATTTTTTAAATTAGAATGTATCGACGAAAAAATTCAAGAATATAAATCTAAAGGTTTGCAAACTGTTCCTACTATTATTCTTAATGTAAATATTCCTAATAATAGAAAAATTTTACAAGGCGAAAATTGTATTACTTGGCTTAAAGATACTATTAATGCTATTAATCCTAATAATTCTAATATTTCTAATAATCCTAATTCTAATATTGTTAAAAGAAATTCTATAAATTCAAATAATTCTAATAATTCAAATAATTCAAATAATTCTAATAATTCAAATAATTCAAATAATTCAAATAATTCAAATAATTTTAATAATTCTAATAATTTTAATAATTCTAGTAATAATGAAATGCCGATAATAAAGAAACAGCCATTTGGATATTTAAAGGATGAGATGGAAGGATTATCAGATACATTTGCATATTTATTAACGGATAATCCGACACCAAAATCATTTATGCCGGCAAATATGGAAATAAATATATATACGGCACCAGAAAATGATAAATTAGATAAGAGGAGACAGGAAATAATGATGAGAAATATAGAAAATATGCGAGATAATGATAAAAATGAATTCAAAAAATTAATTGAAGAACAACATATTAATATATTAAAAAATAAATAAAATAAATAAAAATAAATAAAAAAATAAACTAAAAAAAGATAAATATAATATAATAATGGAATATATGAATAAGATGAACAAAGAGGAATATTTTACGGTGTTAATAGATAAATATTTGATAGTAATAAATAAATTTATAGATTATTTAGATGTAAATAATTTATTACCTACAAAATTAATATGTATAAAGGAATTAATAAAGGAATATATAAATAGTAATAGAGATGAGATAGTAATAAATAGTTTAGAGATAATATTAAAGAATAAGAAGGATATATTAAATTTTGAATTTGACAATGATGATAAACAGATAAATAATTTAAGGGAAATATTAGAGAGTAAGAATGCAGGAAGATATGAAATAGAAATAGTGAATATGGTGATGGAGGCAAAGAGGAAGAGTATAAAATTGGAAAAAGAAAAAAGAGATATGATAAGAGAATATGTAGAGATTTTGATATTAATATTAGAGAAAATGAATGAAATAATATTAGGATAAAAGAAAATAATATTAGATTAAAAGAAATAATATTATGATAAATAAAATGTGTTTAAAAAGTGAAATTATAATATAATAATATATTATAATGGAAAATTCGACAGATTATAAGTTATATTTTTTAAATAAATTTAGAAGTTTATTTAGTGAATTAATTAATTTTACATTTGATAATAGTGTATCAGAAGAGATAAAAGTAGAATTAACAAAAATAAGAAATGTGATAGAGAAATTAAATTATGAGAAGATAATAATGAAAGTTGTAGAGAATAATAAGATACAAGAGGGGATGAATTATATAGTAAAAAATAATTTTAATGAAAAGATAATAAGGACATTATTTGGGGATAATAAGATATGGCAATTAATGCCAAGTGTAAATATAAGTAAGATGTTTATGAGTTTAGAAAAAGATAATTATGAGAAATTTTATAAGATATTACATAATTTATATGTAAGTGGTATGTCATATAATAAAGTGATAGAGACGATAAATAATACAAATAATAATGATGAATTTAATCCATTTGAGACATTAAATAAGAATATGGTAGTAGAAAATATGGATATAAATACTATGTTTGAGGGAGTAGAAGTAAAAAACATAAATGCATTTGAAATGGTGATGGAGAGTTTTGTAAATAATAAAATGAATGCGGGAATGGATAATTATATGGAAAATATAAAGGAGGATGAAGTTAATACAGCCGCAGATAAATTACAATCAGTATTAAATGATAGTAATAATAATACAAATAATACAGGAACAACTAAAATAATAAGTGAGATGTTAAATAAGATAAAAACAGAAGTTATAGAATTAAAAAATGATAAAGATACAGGAGGAAAGAAGGGGATGGAAAAATTATTAGGAATAGCACAAAAAGTAGCAGGAAATATGATGACTAGTATAAAAGAGAATAATGTAAATGTAGTAGATTTATGGGATGCAACATCATCATTAGCTAAAAAGACAACAAATTCAGATGCATTAAATTTAGTAGATAAAATAGTTAGAGCAAATTTAATGAAAAATATGAGTGAAAATAATAATAATAATAATAATAATGAAAGTAATAATGAAAATAATAATGAAAATAATAATGAAAATAATATAGAAACAACAGAAACAACAAAAAAAATAAATGTTATATCACCTCAATATAAAGAAGATAATAAAGAAGATAATAAAGAAGATAATAAAGAAGATAATAAAGATAAGAAGAAAAGAAGAAATAGGAGGAGAAAGGAGGGAGACAATAGTAGTATAACGGATAATGTGAGTATGATGCCGGATTTGGGGGATATAACGACATTATTTGATAAATTAAGTAAAAAGTAGGTTTAAAAATAATAATTTAAATGGAAGATATATTTATAATAGTATAAATATGTCAAAAAACTTGTATAAGGTAATAAAGAAAAGTGATTTAGATGAGATAATACAGAATAATTTTTACAAACCGATAAGTATAGTAGTAGTAAGAAATAATATAGAAGAGAATTTGAATAAAGAGATAAAGGAGACATTAAAAACAATATCAAAAGTATTAAATTATATGATGATATTATATGTTAATTTAGATAATTTTATAGATAATTTAAATACATTTGGACAGATGACAGATTTTCCGACATATATATGTATATTTAAGGGTAATACAATACAAACATATAATAATAAAGAAAATTTTATTGTAAATATATCAAATATTATGCAAAAAATACATGAAATGTATGTTGCTAAAATTTCTTTATTAATCGAAAAAGATGAAAAAGAATTAATGAATAATAATAATAATGAAAATAATAATAATAATAATAATAATAATAATAATAATAATAATAACGATAATAATAAAAATAAAAAGAATGAAAAGAGTGAAAAAAATCAAGAAAATGAAAAAAATAAAGAGAGTAAAAATAGTGAAGAGAGTGAAGAGAGTGAAGAGAGTGAAGAGAGTGAAGAGAGTGAAGAGAGTGAAGAGAGTGAAGAGAGTGAAAAAGATGAAAAAGAGAACAAAGAGGAGGAGATAAGGAAGAAGATGGAGAGATTAAGAGAATTACAGAGATTAAAAGCGGAAAGAAATAAGAATAAATAGAATAAAGAAAATAAGTAAATAAAATATAATAATAATATATATGGAAGAATTTTGGATAAGAAATCCGAGTATATTATTTAGGAAATATGAGAAAATAATACCGGAAAAAAAAGACAGTATGGTAGAGACATTAAATATATTAACGAGATTATGTATATATTTATTTATGATATCATATATGTTTAATATAAGTTCAAATATATCAATAGTAAGTTTGATGATGATAGTAATATTAATAATATATCACGAAGTATATGTAAATAATAGTAAATTAATAGCGAAAGATTTAACAAAAGACGAAGGAGAAAGAGAGAAATTTACAGAAAAGAAAGAATATAATTTTAATATTAAAAATATAAATAAGTTATATGATGATAATGATGATAAAAATAAAAATAAAAATATAGAAATACAGAGTGGATATAAAGATTTTGACGGAGAACATATAATAGGAAGGAATAATAGTAGTATAGATATAAATAATTATTTAGAAATAGAAGATAATGAGAGAAAAGATAAATTATCATATGATAAATACAGATATGTGATAGATAAGATAGAGAGAAAGCCAGAAATAAATAATCCATTTAGGAATATTAGATTTAGTGATTATTTAGAGAAAGATAAATCATTGCCGAATAATATGGATAAAATAGATAGAGAGATATATGATTTTAAGAGAGAGGAAAAATTAAATAAAGAGGGAGAAAAATTATATAATTCTAGTATATATAGAAATATAGAGGATGTATTTAATAGAGAAAATTCACAAAGAATATTTATGACACAACCAATAAAACAAACACCAAATAGTCAAAAAGATTTTGCAGAATGGTTATATAAGAGAGATGAAACATGTAAAGAAAATACAGAAAAATGTACTTTTTATGAAATTCCTAATATGCAATCACCAAGATATTAAAAATATTAAAAATATTAAATATAAAAAATTAAAATTTATTAAATTTAGTAAAAAGATCAAAATAGAAGATAGAGCCATAATTATTAATAATAATATGTTTATATTCTGATAATAGGGATTTATTGATATAATTTAAGATAATTTGTTTATTAAGATCATTATTAGTATTATTATCATTTAATAATAGTAAAAATTTTTTAGAGTAGAGGGAGTTATATAAATTTAAGCCGATTTTATCAATAATAATATTTTTAAAGTGGTTTAGATCGTGAATAGAGACATAAGAATCAAGAGAATTAAAATCAAAAAGGTCGGCTTGGATGAATAAATGGAAATTAGAGTCAGAAGGAATAATATTATTTAGAGAAATATATCTTAAATATAAATTGTTCATACTAAAATAGGAGAAGAAAAAAAGAAAATAAAGAAAATAAATAATAAAATAATTTATAAATAAAAACTGGAGATAATAATATAATGAATCAGCAATTTGCGAGAAATATGGATTTAGTGAATAATATAAATAGAAATATGAATATAAATAATAATATATTAGATGACAGAGATTTATTTAATAAGATATCAAATACAGATAATACGAGGAATTTTACAGATAGAGATAAGAGATTAGGACAAACAACATGTAATAGAAAAGATTTAAATGAGAATATATATAATACCAATGAAAATAGTAATTTTAAAGCAAATAGTAATAATAATTTTAATAATTATGAAATGTTTAATAATCAAAATAATATTAATGATATAAATGAAATGAATAATATAAATGAAATAAATGAAATAAATGAAATAAATGATTTGAATGATATAAAAGATGATTTAGAGAGGGATATAATGATATATGAGTATAGTAATAATATGAATAAGGAGAAGGAATTTATATTTGATATAAATAGTCCATATGGTATAGCATATGTATGGAAGACATTAATATTAACGACAAAGAATCCATCAAATGAGAAGATATTAAAGATGTTAAATATAAGGAATAAAGAGATATTAATAAATGATTTAAATAATCAGAGTGTGATATTTAGAGATTTTGGTGAAATAACATATAATTTTGACGGAGAGGAGAATATAAATATAAATTACAGTAAAAAGTTAGAGGAGATGTTTAATGTGAAATGTACAAATTCGTTAAATAGTAGGAATATATGTTTAATAAATATGATATTTAGATATGAGTTAAAGATACCATATTATTACAATCCGGAGATAATAAATTTCAAGTTTTATAATTACAGAGATGTATCATTAAAATTTATAAGGATGTTAAATGTGCCGGTGAGTATAATAAGTGAGAAATTAAATAATAAAGAGATGATAAATATAGAGATACCAATGTGTGAGAATATGAGATTAGGCTTTATATTTGATAATAATAGAGAATTAGTGGAAGATTATGAAAAAATATATAATATGATGATAAGAGAGAAGAGATATAATATAAAGGTGAAGAATTTGATAATACCGAAATTAAACAGGACGAAGAAGAGTAATTATAGTAATAAATTTGGGGATAATTTAAATAATATACACGTAGGAGAATTATGTTATGGAAAATTGATGAAGATATTGATGAATATATTTACAAAATTAGAGATAAATGTGGAGAGGAATATAGAGATAGAGAGATATGAGATAGAGAGAGAGATGGAGAATATAGTAATAAATAATAAATTATTATATTATATAAGGAATGAAAGAATAAAAAATAGAATATTATTTAGTGGAGTAATAAATTATAAATAAAATATAAATATAATTTATATGAGTAATAATTTTAATATTAATTTTAATTTAGAAGATATAAATTTATTTATAAATTCATTTGAGAGAGATTTAAATAGTGGAACATTAATAAATACGAAAATACCAGTATATGTAGAGTATTTAAGAACAAAAAGACATTATATGATGAATAATATGGATGAGGATATGTTTTTTAATAAGAGATTTCAGATAACGAAGAAAGATATAGAGGAGATATATAAATTAATAGGAAGAATAAAAATAGGGAAATCATTAAATAAAAATAAAGATTTTGTGGTAGGAAATAGTAATAATAGTAATAAGAATATATATACAGAATTTGAGGAATTAGATGAGGAAAATAATAATAATAATAATAAATTTGAATTATTAAATGAAGTACAAGATGCGATGGATAGATATAATATGAAAATGAAGAAAGTGATGCAATCAAGAAACGAATGGAAAAAGAATAATAATAATAGAAGTTATGAAGATAAAGAATTAGACAATAGATTTTACACGGATACAAATACATCACAAAGAATAAATAGTATGGATTATAATATACAAGAAAACAGTAAAGCGGTAAGAGGGATGACGGATAATATAAGAGAAATGGATAATTTGATAAACAAGAGTAATTATTTTGATGAATATAGGAGGAATATGCCGGTAATAAATAGTAATAGAAAGAATAATGAAGTAATAAATGGAAATAATGATGATAATAAAAATAAAGATATATTAGATAATAACCGAAGATTTTGGCAGGATCAGGATATAATGGCGAATAATTTAAATACGAGAAAGAAGAATAATGAATATAGACAGCCATTTGAACATCAATTTCAGTATATAGATCCGAAATATAATAGTAATATGGGAATAAATATAAGTAATAGGGTGAATGAAAGTAGTAGATTAGATAATAGAAATTATATAAGATAAAATAAAAAATAAGAATTATTTACATAATCTAACACATTCAGATTTATTAGGAATAGAATTATCGGGTGGGACATCATTAAAGAGACATACCTTATTTATATTGGTTTTAGTATTTTTATAAGAATTAGTATTTTTATAATTATTATTTACAGAACAAACGAGACAAGAAGGATATTTAGATTTAAAAGCGGAACTAGTTTTAAGATCTTTACTTATATCTTTATAACAGATATCATCTTTAGAGATGTTAAAAGATGAATTTTTGGAGACAATATCACCGACTTTATATAAATTTTGGAAGTTATTAGCTTGAGTGATGATGTTAGCGAGATCAGAATTATTGGTGATTAATCTTTTATTCATAAGAGTGCTAGAAGGTAGTTGAATATCATCGAAATCTGTTTGTATGAAAGAATTATAATCGAATTCAGAAACTTTATTATAATCTCTGCCGAGCATAATAGCACGATTTTGTTGATTAATAATGTTTTCGAGTTCTTTAGTTTGTGTTTTTAATTTATCAATATCAGATATAGTATTAAAATTTTCAGGATTATTAGAATTATAAATGAGTGAAATAAGATATAGAGATAAAAAAATAATTATAATAATAAAAAGGGAATGTGAAACAGGGGACATAATAATTTATATATAAGATTATTATATAAAAATAAAAAAAAAATATTATTAATTTATATATAATAATGAGTTATTCAGGATTAGGAGTTTCAAATAGACAACCATATGATTGCTGTGCATATACACAAAGACTTCAACAATCAGTTGATCCTTTACAATACCAATTATATTTTGGCGCACAAGAAAACTGCTCTAAATGTGTAGACCAAAAAGCTTGGTTTAGACAAGATCCTAATTTAGTAGATTTAGAAAGTGATTTAAGAGGACAAACAAGACCATTAAGTAAATGTGATCAATATAAATACAATCCAAATAATCAAACAAATAAATATTATACAAATACATTTGATGATAAGGTACCAAGAATATTATCACCAGCATTATGTCCGATAGTATATAATAATATACCTAGACAAACATCAGTAGGATATTCAGTACCAGATCCGAATGTATGTGGAAATCAAAATTTATATACAAATGCGGATGGAGTAAATACATTAAATAATTACAATAATAGGACGAGAGAATTAATAGGAAATAGCAATAGAACACAAGATATAAATATGTTGATGAATTCATGTAATACACAGCCATTATATCAAGGAGGTATGGAAAGTGTGAGACCATCAAGTAATGTAAGAACAAACGAGATGGTAGCAAATAGAATGGCGATGTTAAATAATGTTAATGCGGAAAGTGATTCAGAATATGATGAATAAAAGTGTGAATAAAAAAGTAAATATATTATAAAATTAATTTTATATTATATAATAATATAATATAAATGTTAGAATATCAAGAATTTAAAAGTAATTGTAATGGAACAAACCAAGAAAATAAAAATTGTACAAATTCAGGTTTTAATTTTGGTTCTTCATCAAGATTAGGATATGATACAAATAATATAGATGAAAGAATTGAACAAAGTACAGCACCATTAAAATCGATATTAGATCCGAATAGAGTGAGAAATTGTAATGAATGTTATAGTTTAAATGGACCAAGAGCAAGTAAAAACGGATATGGATTAAGTATACCTATACAAAATCCGAGTATAACACCAGCACAAGATTTAGTAGATATGGATAGTGTGATGACTAATAGAAATGTAAAAACAACAAAAACGAGAAGAGGTATGGTAAATGATGTAGATTTAGGAAAATATAAATTATATGATGCTAAATTATGTAATAGAGGATTAGATCCGATGTCAAGTATATTATCATATCCGAAACAATTATATAGAGAAATGTCAATAAATAGATTTTATGATAATAATATAAATCCGCAATTAAATATTTATTGGAATGGTGCTGTAAATTCAAGATTAGAGGCAAAAGATAATTTTAATTATGATTTACCATATTCATTAGAAGTAGATGAATGTAGTAGTAAAGTACAACCAGGAAGAGATGCAAATTGTAAATAATAGAAAATGAAAAATAGAAAAAATAAAAGTAAAAATAATTAATTATAATATAATAATATGTTATAATGGAAATTTTCAATGATAAAAATTATAGGATGGTATATAATGATTTATATGATAATATAAATGAAAGAGATAAAGATAAAAATATAATAAATAGAATAGAAAAAAATAAAAATATAAAAAATAATATTATAAACAGTAATATAATGAATGATAATGACAGTAATTTTTCTGACTTAAATTCTAATTCTAATATAGAAACATTTAATATTAATACTCATTTCCAAAATAAAATTAAACAATTTGATTTAGAATCTAATTATTCTAATAATAACTCTAAATTAGATGATAATACATCTATTAATATTAATAATGATCTTGATGAACAATTTGGTGAAATGCGTTTTGATCATAGAACAATACCAAATTCAGCGAATAATGTGAGAAATATAGTGAATATGTTTAATAATGTGGAGAATAGGACATCAAATTTTAGTATAAATGATGATGGAACTTATAAAGTGTCAAATGATTTAACACATAATAATATGCAACCATTTTTTAAGTCATCATCATATGGTTTTAATCCTGAACAATATAATCAAAAAGCGAATATGTCAGGTAGAAAAATAGAATTATTTACGGGTGGAGAAAATAATTTAATGTATAGAAAAAAAGAAGAATCTAAACCATTATTTACACCAGAAAGTAATAAAGTAGATTCTGTAAATGGTATGTTGAATCATACTGATTTTATGGAATCAAGATATATACCATCTGATAAAAGACAAGGTGAAAAACCATTTGAACCTATTAGAGTTACACCAGGTGTAAATCTTGGATATAATACTATTGGTAATACTGGATTTCACGATAATTATAGAGTTTTACCTAAAAATGTGGATCAATTAAGAGCATTATCAAATCCTAAAACATCAGAATTAGAAACACCAATAATTCAAGGACAGATGGGAAATAAGAGAAGAGTGATAGGAGTGGTAGATAAAAATAGAAATGAGACATATTATACAAATTCAAAAGAAAGTTTAATAGCAACAGGTGGAGAAATGACAGCACCAGCAATTCACGGAAAATATATGGCAAATATAACAAATAGAGTAAATGCTAATAAATATATAGGAGTAGCAAAAGGTGAAGATAAAAATACACCAGAAGCATTAAGAGGTAAATTTAGAGGTAGTTTTAAAGATAGTAAAGAAGCAGATGGACCAAGAAACATAACAGATACAAGTAAACAAAATATAGTATATAATAAAGAGAATATGATGAATGATTTAACGAATAGAGAGGTAGAAAATAAGGAAATAAGAAATCAGACGGGAAATATAAAACAGGTTAGATTAGATAATTTATTTAATATGATTCCAGATATTACGAAGAAAGAGATATTATTAAGAGATAATGGTCAAAATAATATAAGTAATATAAGTAATGGAGTAAAAAGTTATTTATTTAATAGTATAAATGCAATATCAGACCAAAATTTAAGAAATTTAATAGCAGAAAAAATAATAATCGGAAATACAAGTAATAAAAATAACGGTTATTTATTTAATAAAGATAATAATGTTAAAGATAATAATAATAGAAATGAATTGGAAAATAATATATATTTAAAACCAGTAAATTATTATGAAAAAGGATATTTATTTAATAATTTAAATGCAATAACAGATCCAACATTAAGAGATATGATAAATACATATTATTTAGAAATAGGGACGGGTGTTAAAGGAGAAAAAACACAAGGAAATTTAGTAAATTATGAAAATGCTATACCAAATGCTACATTAAGAGAATTAACAGAAAATATAATTAATATATATAATGTAAAAGGAAATATAAATAAAGAGATGTTATTTAATATGATAAATAATATACCAGAACAAAATTTAAGAAATATAACAGAAAATAATTTAACATTAAATAATTTCAAAGGTTCAGAAATAAAACAATATTTATTTAATTATATAAATAATATAAATGATGTTAATAATAGAATAATAAATGAAAATAACGAAAATATAATAAATTTAAGAGGAAATAATGGAAAAAGTTATATTTTTAATAATGAAAATGCTATTAATGATAATAATAACAGAAATATAAATGAAAATAATAATAATATGAATAATGTAAGGGGAAATAATGGAAAAAGTTATATATTTAATAATGAAAATGCAATTAATGATGCTAATAATAGAATAATAAATGAAAATAATAATAATATAAATAATGTAAGGGGAAATAATGGAAAAAGTTATATATTTAATAATGAAAATGCTATTAATGATGCTAATAATAGAATAATAAATGAAAATAATAATAATATGAATAATGTAAAGGGAAATAATGGAAAAAGTTATATATTTAATAATGAAAATGGAATTAATGAAAATAATAATAGAAATATGAGTGAAAATAATAATAATATAAATAATGTAAGAGGAAATAATGGAAAAAGTTATATATTTAATAATGAAAATGGAATTAATGAAAATAATAATAGAAATATGAGTGAAAATAATAATAATATAAATAATTTATATTCAAATAATGGTAATATATTATTTAATTATATAAATAATATTCAAGAAAATACTAATAGAAATTTTTCTGAAAATAATAATAATATTTCAAATATTTTTAATCAACAACAAAATATTTTATTTAATTATATAAATAATATTCAACAAAATACCAACAGAAATATGACTGAAAATACTAAAACTATTAATCCTGCTTTTAATAATATACAATATAGAAGTAGAAATGATTATTCAAATGCTTTATTAAATACCCAAAAAGAAATTGTTGCCGAAGGCAGAATGCCCACTTTATCTAATATGAATAAAGGACCTACTGCACAATTTACTAATTATACTTTTGTTTATGATAATAATTTTAATAATAGAAATTTCCTTTTTAGATAAAATTTATTTATTTTTTAATAATTCTATTATAGTATTCGCTGTAATTGTTTTTACATACAAATTATTATAATTATTTAATATTATTTTATTTATAAAATTATAAGCTTCTATTATCTGTTCTATTGAATTTGAACCCGCTATCGTTATTGACCCACTCTCAAATACAAATATTGAAATTACTCTCGGATTATTAAAATTTGAATTTTTGTATATTTCTGGTATATATTTTATATTCACACAAGGATGTATTATCGGATCATAACTTGAATCATAATTATTTTCTATCAATAAATTATGTAAATTACTCCTATTTATTTTAAAATTCATATCAAAATTTGTATTTATCATCTGTATTTTAAATCTATCTACATTTTTTATATCTAATTCTCCCTCGTAATATTTAAATTTTTCATTATTCTCTTTAAATTTGCCAAATAATAATTCTATACTCTTTACTACATTATCCAAATTCTTACATCCTGTCATCTGTATTGATCCATTATTAAATAATTTTACATTTACTGTCTTAAATTTATCCCTCTTTGATATATTATTTATATCAAATCCCTCCAATTTAAATGTACAAAATATTATTGATACCTGATTGTAAAAATTCTTCTTCTCCTTCTTCTTCTTATTCTTTTCTGACCTTAACTTTTTTACTGTTATCAAATTATTTATTGTTCTATCACCATACTTCTTACCTATTATATATTCATCAAAATTATCAAAATTCTTACCTATATTCTCTACATTAAATATTACATCTATATGACACGTTATTGTTGTTGTTGTTATATCTAAATCATATGGCAAATTATTTAATTCTAATTTAGAATATAATACACTATCTTGTAATTTCATTCTATTTTATTATATTCTTTATTCCTTATATTTAAAATTTCAATTTTTTATATATTATATTATATTATGTTAAATACTAAAAATTCTTCTATTAATTCTTCATTAAATTCTTCATTAAATTCTTCATTAAATTCTTCATTAAATTCTTCATTAAATTCTTCATTAAATAATATAATAATAACAAATGAATATTATATTAATAATAATAATCAAGAAACAATTAATAATAATATGAATAATATTATAAAAAAATATAATGTT